GGAAGCCCTTGGCAACACATGGAGAAAATGCCATGATCGTAGTTGTTTGCTGCATCTACGTTGACACCTGGCCTACGAGTGTAGAACTTCCCGGCGCGTACGACGGTTCCGTTACACTCAATGCCATGCTGCTCGTTTTGCGAAGGGTCAGCCCTTGTATTAAAGGCTGACTGTAGGACATGCTTCATGTCAGAGAACTTAGTAGCTGTGGCATTGTACTGTGTTGCCATAGCCATCTGTCCAAGGGCCATGTCAGCAGCGTAACTTGAGCAAGTTGATTCAAACTCAAAGATACAGCTAACCATGCGCCATTCGGCAAAGTTTTTCGCAATGGGCGACAACCAAGGGAACGTGTCCGTATCGGTTGGATTAAGCCTAAGGCGAGCCAGTGTGTGAAACTGGTCAGGGTTTACAGGTGATATCATCTCATTAATGAGCTCACGGCGGCGCATCCTGATCGATGCCATACCATTAGTGGAAAAGGAGCCACCTGTTCGTGTGTTGCCCCTCATAACAGAGTTACGCATTGTAGCTTTGTTTCCACCAGGTCCTGCCGTGCCTCCAGCAGGTGAGTAGTTGCCAAACCCGACAACTCTTGCGATCTTGTTACCAAGCCATTGGCCTCCCGTGTGCATGGACTCGGGGTTTACAATGTTTCCATTCCCAGCAATAGCTCTTCCAGCTCTGCCAAGTCCCCTCGCGAAAGCACCTTTTTGGATGTAGGTGTTTGGATTAACCACTTTGCGTGCCATGTCCACAGCATCGTCAAAGTAGTCACCATTGCCGCGAAGGCGTTGATCGAAACGGCTCCTAGCAACATTGACAGGGAGGTTTTGCCTACCTTTCTTGCTGCGGAACTCTGCAAACTCCCGCTCACGGCGGTTGCGTCTTGTTCGGTTGTTGACCATTTTGTATATAGGCGTTATCTATATTTCGTTTGTATAGTGCTAACTATAATTTCTGGTCCCAATCACGTTTTTCTGGTGTATGGGATACGCCCCAGATGGAGCCGACTGTTCATCCACGTTGCCCTATTTGGCTTAAGTCCACCTGTGCAGTCTGTTGACGCTACGTGTTTATTGTAAGGTAGGGCCCAAGATCACCGTCACTACGGTTGTCCCTATAAACACTTGGTACTAAAATAAAGTTTTAGGTGGTTTAACAACGTGAACCCCATGGGCTCCGATATTGTGCTAAAATAGTTTTGTACACGCGTGGCTTACGGATCCCATAGAATGGGACACACCACATTGCGTTCTGCGTGATTGTCGTTCCTTTGACAATACGCTTCACGTCTTGCTCGTATGCAATTTGATGAGAAGGCACGAGCCCTTGCCCCTCATACATTGAGATCCTACCGGCTTCGGTCACTGGTCCTGATGCCTTGGATATACGATTTATGTCACCGCGACCAACCCCTGTTAAATAGCTAATTCCTGAATCCCTCCAACGGTTGTTGTTCCAGGAACTCTTCTTAACTCTTTTGTCAGGGAATTGATTGAAAAATTCACCGTAGAGCGGTACATCACTGAAGGCCAAACGCCCAGCGATGCCAATCATTGACATGCGTTCATCTATGTCTTTGGTTGCACATTTATACATGGTATACTTTGTTAGCGACTTTACACTAGGTACCATCTTCCACCGCGATCCATTGTAGAACGGATGCGAGCGGCAAAATTCAATGCCCTCAATGGTTGATGCTTCTCCTTCGACCTTACACACAAATCCGTGAGTAAGACAGAAGCCCATTAGTGAGTTCTTGAAGTCCGCGAGCTCCATTGGTTTGTAGAACTCGAGTTTTCCATGTAGTAATGCTGTTGCTATGTAAATATTACCTAGTGATGTATTCATATCACCACTTCGGCGGCGGCCCTTACAGCCTTTGACGAGAAGTTTATATGGGTTACC